ATTTTGACATATGCACTAAAATAGTGCATAAATTATTTTCAAATAAATCAATAAATCGTTATAAATCAATAACTTAACCTAAAAGTTTACATAATAATGATTATGCGACATTGATGTAAACTAATGATTATAAACAATAATTTTGTGATTACTATTTAGGCAGTGTTTGCCTGTGGATAATTAGGCATTTGAGGGCTAAAATGCCTTAAATTGTGGATAACTTGGCGGTTCAAAAGCTAAAAAAAGAATGTATAAAATCGTCCCTCAATCCCACAATTCTAACAGTTTGACGCTTATATAACTTTACTACGATAAGCATTGTGGTTTTTTACTTCTTTTTCGACCTTGATTTCCCACTTTGCATCGGCTTTTTCTTCGGCGGTCTGCCACGCTTTGAACCGTAAGTTCCAGGGCCTCTTGGCATGATCATCTCCTCAATCGTTGAGCAAAAAAAATCGCTCCTCTGAGCGATTATCTTAGAGCACACTGCTCCACCCACGAAATTATCACGATTTTAAGCCGATTGCAACACCTCCGGCTCAATCCATAAATCTTTTCTCTTCAAGCCCTCAATGACCTTGAGCTCCGCAGCTTCAATCTCTTGGGCTCCAACTCCCCGGTCAGTGCTGACATTGAGATAAGCAACAAGAATAGCCTTCTCATGTATTAAGCTTAAATCATCAATGATGGCATCCGTGGCCCGAACAAGACGATCATCAATCTCTTCAAGCATCGAGTCCCAATCTGTGCTGCCAAAGCGAACACCGTTGCAACAGGATTGGCTATACCCCAACTCACTATAAAACGGATTCTCTCGCATCCATCGAGCCCAAAGAGTTAAAATGTGTTGCACTTGTTTCAATGACTGTTCCACACAAACTGCCTGTATGATTTGTATGTTCGCATCATACACATAATCATACATAAAAGGCTAGGTTCTAATTTGCTAACAAAAAAACCAAAGCCCACAAAATTGTCTAGTTTTTGTGAGGACAGCACCTCGTTAGAGGTGCTCCGCAATCAAAAACCAGACAGCTTTAAATGTAACAGTTTGTTACGTCAAAACTTAAAAAAGTATATATGGGGATTATAAGGGGGAATACGGCAAAAACAGATGTATCAAACTGTAACATTAATCGAAGATAGTATTAACCGAATCGAGTGCTTTTTTAAGCTCCCTCATAATGCGTTTATGTCGGATTTCCGAATCTGTGTCCGAAGCATAAATTGAACTCATAGCACCCATCGCATATTCGATTTCAGATTCAGTCAAAGCAATGTTTTTTTCCTCTCGATTAATTTGAAGCATTATCATCTCCCAATGTTTTTTGTTGTTTTCGTTTAATGTGATAGCTTTTGGGGATAAATATTCTATCCCCAATTGCTATTGTTTCGATCCGTCCTTGTTTTATCAATTTATAAATATAAGTCCGATGAACGCCCTCAAGTTGCGACACCTTACGTACACTTAAAAGCTCATTTGAGTCCATTGCTTGTCCCTTCTTCGTTGTTGTTTGCGTCTACCATACGTTCCTCTCACCCGACAGATCCTCACCTTATGCTTATCAGCTAGATTGTTAATCCAAGTCAATGCTTGGCACATCTGCTGACTGGTTTGAGCTTCAATAGCGTCAATCGACACCTCATTCGCTTGGTAATTGGGAACAATCTTAATCTCGACATCATTATAAATCTGATACAAAGCATTACGCCCTGTCTCTGGAGCTTGACTCCAATAATCTGACATAAATGCTTGCGTTCTTGTAAACTGCTTAATAGCCATCGTTTGATCTCCTAATCAAGTTATGGTTAGCAACTTGGGGAGTCTGCAAACTCCCTTTGTTGCGTTATTAATCTTCAATAAACTTTTTTCTAAATCCCTCTGCCTTCGCAGTCTCAGGATATTTTTCAAACATTTTTGTTACGATTGCTTTCTTCACCAATAAAGTTCTCTTAGCTTGTTTCGGCATCAAACATTCTGCCATAATCATCATATCCAATTGTTTTAACAATTCATCGCTAGACATAGTGTTGAGTTTTTTTTGATAGGCTGGTTTAAGTTTTTGCATTTCTTTCTCCTAAATATTCTTCACATTTTTTTGCATAATGTTTCTGGAAATATTCGTCTACACAATACTCTGTTTTACCATCTAAAAAATTTCTACAAAACGATAAAAACTCTTTTCTATCCCAAGATTGGAAATCGAGATTATAATTAAATGACTCGTCCATCATCAATACAAATTCGTCATAATTCATTGTCTTTTTCCTAAAAGTTTTGAAAGTGGGGAGTCTGCAAACTCCCTTTGGTTGCGTTATTCGTTAATTTTTTTGACCAATCCCAACATCGTTTCAAAATCGTTTGTCACTCCAAACTCTCGCTCATACTCGTTATCATCGTTGAGAACAACAACGGTAAATTTGTGCAAGATGTTGGCTTGCTTGATGTCAGGATCAGTAAGATCATTGAAAAAAACTTGAGCACGACCTTTTTGAAAACTTGGTGCTAAATCATCCCCAAAGCTGACATTCTCAAAACCCAACCGTCTCAGATCATCGATGTCGCAATTCAGTGAATAATTTTCGTTCCATGCGTGTCTTACTATGCTGATTTTTGCTGTTTGATACATTTATCTTTCTCCTAAAAGTTTTGAAAGTGGGGAGTCTGCAAACTCCCCTTGTTGCGGTGTAAAAATTATTTTTTAAGGTCTAGCCTACTTGCCTTCAAAAGTTTACAAAGTTTGTCATAACATTCTTTTCCGCTTTCAGACATTCTGTCTCGTTCCCAACCTAAATCATCGACTAACTCGTTCGTTTTTTTTAAAAATGCCTTTTGACGCTCCAAACTGTTTTTTGCCAAAGATACGTCAGCTTGTTGTTTGAGTACTCTTTGATACCTCATCGTATTCTGGATGGATTTCCAAGAATCGATCATTGATTGTTGTTGCTCCAAACGGTTCCGAAGAAGTTGGTTTTGTTTTTTTAGATTTGTTTCAGTTGTCATTTATCTTTCTCCTAAAAGTTTTAAAATGTGGAGCTGCAACTCCAATACATCAAGTATATCAAATTGGTATACACTTGTATACCTTATATTTAGTTATATTAGGAAAAATAAGACAATTCGACCCACAGCACAGACAAGCATCAGACTCGCCCAGACCCAAAACAACACTCTAAGCCACACACAAGCCTTTTAAGCCACTTATCGGGTGAACCGCTAGGGTAAGTACCTTGCGACCCATTAAATGCCTTACAGCGTCCCTAGAACGCCTCTCATCGATTTGATAACCTAAATTCATTTGCGTTGGTAGGTGTCTGTCCACCCCTACCGACAAATGCAACGATAAGGGTGTTTGCGTGTTCCAAAAACGCTGCACCAAATCCACAATCAACTGGTCAGGAATCTCGAAATCAGGCCAAGCTCGAACGATGTCTTGTTGAGTTTTTATAATGGGTTTTTTGGCCCCGATTGCAATGAAAAGATCGGCTTTTTTGATGCTATCACTCGAAACATCTCTCACTTTTGACGGAATAAATATCCCGGCACCTTGAACAATCAGAATTTTGGTATCCAAATTGTTGTGCTCATCGAATCGAGTGAGAACTCTCAAACTAATCGACTTAGTGACCACCTCAATCCCGATTGTTTCATCTTCATCCCTGACGACACAACTGACGCCCGGTTGTCTGAACCACCGACCATTTTGCATCATCCGCAAATTAAGACGAACAGTGCAACCATCTTCCTCACAAGCTCTTTTGAAAGAGTTAAAATTTTGTCGGTTGGTAAGGTGATTTTTGCGTAATAAATTAATATTTTTATGAATGATCGGATTCAATAAATCGCTCATATTCTGTGTCTCCCTCCATATATTCTTTCACAGCATAATTCCCTTGCAAACTACAAATCATTTCGTCCAACATTTGTTGAGTCAATTGTCCGAAAATTTCAAACGAAAAAGTTTTGTCGGTCGGATGGGTGAAAACATATAATTTATTCATGATCAATTTGCTTTTCATATTCCATTATTAAAGCTCCGATTTTTGCTATTAGAGGTGGAACGACCGAATTTCCCAAACCCTTTAACTTTTTTCCTCGATCTTTTTCACCATTGGCAATTCTCGGTAACTTTTCTTCGGGCCATTCAAATCGAGCCAGCCCTCCGGGAATCCCATGAGCCACGTGACCCACTCGTAACTCATTTGGCCGTCCGATTCTTTTGTCCGAACCGCCTCGTCCAAGTTTCCCTTGTAGGTCGGGCTGCCCCAAAACCGATTTTTTGATGCTCCCTTGGATCGTGATGCTGCCGGAGTCGGCCAAATCGGATTGTCCCTCACAGCCTGATTCAAGGTGTACGTTGCATGATGGCCTGATGGCCTTGTCCGGCTCCATACGGGCTGAGTTCCTCTCGCCCCCATTGACGCATCGGGAGTCGGCCAAAGTTTCACTGAGTCGGCTAGATTGAGACT